TATTCATACAGCCAAAAGTTTGTATGATGGTTTGTGGGAACTTTATGAGGGTAAAACTTCCAAAAGATATTCAACAGGGTTTAAAGACTTAGACCCATTCATGAGATTGGTAAAACCTAGTTTTATATTAATGACTGGTACTCCTAATTGTGGGAAGTCATCATTAACTTATTCGATAATCATGAAAACTGCTAGAGAGTATGGTTTTAAATATATGATATTTTCTCCTGAACATTCTCTTGCGATAAATTTAAAAAGACTTATTGAGAAGTATGTGCAGAAACCTTTTGATATCATGTTTGAAAATAGATGCACGATTGATGAAGTTACTGAGGCAGTAGAATTTATTGAAAAACATTTTTTCTTTGTAGATAAAAAAGGTGATTCACCTGACATAGATTGGATATTGCAAAGAGCAAAATATTGTGTAGACAACTATCAGATTGATGGAATAGTCACAGACCCATACAACGAAATAAATCCAGCAAGGTCAAACCTAAGAGAAGATGAACACATCTCAGTTCTTATTAGCAAGATAAAAAGATTCAACCGAGAAACCAATACTATAACTTTCATGGTTGCTCACCCTACTAAGCAAATAAGAAACCCTGATGGATTGTTTGAAGTTAAGAGCCTTTATGATGTGTCAGGAAGTAGTCACTGGAATAATAAAACTGATTTGGGAGTTATTGTAACAAGAGATTTCGAAAGAGGTCAGACAAAAGTAAGAATAGCAAAAGTTAGAGAAGTTGGTGTTGGTGGCAACATTGGTGAAACCACATTGAGATTCAATATGAAAAGTATGTGTTACGATTCTTTGATGGATAATAAATTTTAGGAGAATGTATGCAAATAATAGAAAAAGATATAAATGATTTGATACCAGCAGAATATAATCCTAGAGAATTAACTGTTGGTCAGCACAAGAACATTAAAGAAAGCATTGAAAAGTTTGGTGTGGTAGACCCAATCATAGTCAATGTGAATAAAGAAAGAATGAATGTAGTCATTGGTGGTCATCAAAGATTATCAATCTGTAAAGAGTTGGGTCATCTTTATGTGCCTTGTATTGAGCTAGATTTGACTCTTGAAAAAGAAAAAGAGTTGAATGTCAGGTTAAACAAGAATGTCGGTCAATGGAATATCGAAGATTTAGCTAACAACTTTGATGTCAAGGATTTGAAAGATTGGGGGTTTGATTCTAAAGAACTTCATTTTGCAGACATAGAAAAAGAAATTAGCACAGACATAGAACCTAAAGAAACTAAGTACGAGCTAGTGATTCAGGTTGATAGTTATGAAGTGCAAGACAATCTATTTACAGAGTTTCTAAAAAGAGGGTTGATGTGTAGAAAGAAATAAAAAAAAGAGCAACCACTTGGCTACTCTTCTTCTTTCTTTATCTTTTTTGTCTTAGATTTTTTTATTCCTCAAACAATCCACCCAATCTACAATTTTCTGAAAAATGAAAGTGTAGAGTTCCATCATCTAGGTAGTATTTATCGAGATACCCAGCATCAGTCAATAATTTAAGATATCCTTTAGGTAGCTTGTATGCTTTCCTAAATCTCTCGTAACAGTCTTCAGGGTATTTATCATTTGGATAACTATCAAATGGTTTCTCTGTAGTAGAATAAAGACACCAATGACCTCTTTGTTCTTCACAAGTTTCATCTTCACAAGCAAATTCTAGTTTCTCCAAAAGTTGTTCTGTTGTTAGTTTCATATTTATATCCTCGTTTCTCGTTATATTTATAGGTCGTTTTATTAACCTATACCTATAGTATACCTTGTTTATACTTAAAGTATAGCTTTATTTCACTTTATTTTGTCTTGCTTTTTGTTTATTTTTACTCTATAAAAAGAGTATATATGCCAAAAATAGTAAAGAAAACAGATGAGATAGCAAAGATGGTTAAACAACTATCAGGGATTGGTATAACTCATGACATGATTTGTTCCATAGCTGGTATATCAAAACCTACCTTATACAAATACTATGATTCTGAATTAAAACTAGGCAAGGCATCATCAACAGCAACTATCGCTAATAATTTATATCGTATGGCAACAGGAACAGGTAGAGAGGCTTTAACTGCATCTATTTTTTGGCTTAAAACTCAAGCTGGTTGGAAAGAAACTGATGTTGTGGAGATAAACAATGTATCAGATGAAAAAGAACGATTCGAGAGTTTGCTCAAATCACTTCGACAAACTAAATCCATTAAATCAGATAGCAACGAATCTACTCATTGATTGGTACGATAAAGCAAGACCAACACAATTAGTAGAGGACACTAATGAATTTAATATACATTTATTCCTTGCTGGTCGTGGTTGGGGTAAAACCTTAACAGGTGCATACGACATTGTAGAATACTGTTTAAGAAATGATAATGTAGTTTGTGGTGTAGTCGCACCAACATATGGAGATTTAAAAAGAGTTGTATTTGCTGGTGATTCAGGTTTTATAAATATAATTGATAAAAGATTACTCAGTAACATTGGATATAATAAATCAGATAATGAAATACATTTCTATAATGGTTCAAAGATAATTGGATTCCCAGCAATAGAGCCCGACAGACTTCGTGGTGTTCAGTTTCATAGGGTTTGGTGTGATGAGTTAGCCTCTTGGAGATACACAGAAACTTTCGATAACTTAATGATGGCATTAAGATTAGGTCAAAATCCTAAGTGCATTATTACCACAACACCTAGACCGACCAAGATAATAAAGACTCTTGCTAAAAGAAGTGATACCAAGTTAATCACAGGCTCAACATTTGAGAACATTGACAACCTTGCAGAATCATCTATCCAAATGTTAAAAGAAAGATATGAGGGTACTCGCATGGGTAGACAAGAACTCTATGCAGAAATCCTAGAAGATATTGAGGGTGCATTATTTAATTATAAAAACATTGAAGAAAATAGATTAACAAACTATCCAATAGACTTACAAAGAATTGTTGTTGCTATTGACCCAGCAGTTACCAGTAACGAGAACTCAGATGAAACAGGAATGATAGTTGCTGGTCGTGATATTAATAATCATTACTACATATTGCATGATGGTAGCCAAGTGAGTTCGCCTGATGTATGGGTTAAGAGAGCCATATCACTTTATAAACAATATGAATGTGATAGGATTGTAGCAGAGGTTAATAATGGTGGAGATTTGATTGAGAGATTATTAAGAACACAGAATCAATCAATTCCTTATACAAGTGTGAGAGCAAGTAGAGGAAAAATTGTTAGAGCCGAGCCGATATCAGCACTGTATGAGCAGAATCGGATTCACCATGTAGGAGTGTTCAAGGATTTAGAAGAACAGATGTGCCAGTTCACAGGAAATGGGGTACAATATCATGATGATAGGGTTGATGCCTTAGTTTGGGCGATAACATCACTACAGAATAGTGGTCAAGCAATATTTAAGATTAGTTAGGAGTTGTAATGGGTATATTTGATAAATTTTTTAAAGGAAGTATTCAGAAAAAAGAATCGCCAACAGTTATGATTAATCGACTAGAGGCATACATGGGTAAGTCTGCTAGAAGATATAAAGATTATGCCAAAGAGGGTTATCAAGACAATGCAATCGTACATAGATGTGTAAAATTAATTGCTGATTCAGCAAGTGCAGTAAAAATAAAAGTATTTGATGGCGATATTGAATTAGAAAACCATGAGCTAATATCTCTACTAGAAAGACCCAATCCCTTGCAAAGTGGTGGTGAATACTTTGCCTCATTATATTCTTACTTACTTATTTCAGGAAACTCATATCTTTTAAGAGATACAGAAAATGATACACCACCAAGAGAATTATATTTATTAAGACCTGACAGAATTAAAATTAAATCAAGTTCTTCAATGATTCCTGATTATTATTGCTACTTAGTAGATGGTCAAATTATTAAAGAATATCCTGTAGACCAAGACAATGGTCGTTCACAATTAAAACAAATTAAGTTATGGAATCCTTTAGATGACTTTTATGGATTAAGTCCAATATTGGCAAGTGCTTACAATATTGACCAACATAATCTTGCTGGTTTACATAATGTTGCATTATTAAAAAATGGTTGCACTCCAAGTGGTATGTTGAAGTTTGAGCCAAAAGATGAAACAGGAATGTCTGCTACTTTAACAGATGACCAAAGAGCAAGGCGGTTGGAAGATTTAGAAATGAGATTTCAAGGTAGTTCAAGTTCAGGCAGACGCATGTTGATAGGGTTGATGCCTTAGTT